TTTAATATAATTAAGTTCGAATTGGTTCCTAAGAGTAGTCCTGGTATTCCGTTCTCCTCAGTAGTCGCTTCTAACGACGAACTCGTGCAAAACCACGCCGAGCTTCTTACGTCTAAAGCCATGAGGTTGTTTCAGGTCCTTCGCGACGAAGACATCACGTCTCTCACAGCGATCGAACTTGTAGAACGAGGCATCGTCGATCCATTCCGATGCATGGTTAAAAACGAAGCCCACCCAAAGGCTAAGTTGGATACTAAGCGTTATAGATTGGTTTTTAGTCCGAGTTCGGCGACCAACGTCGTCGAGCGTTTGCTTTTCGGTTCATACACCAAGGCATGTTCGTCTGATTACGAGTCCATTCCGTCCAAACCAGGCATGGGTTTCTCCGAGGAGCACAACTAAAAGATGTTCAAAACCTTCACAGCAGCGTTCACCAAGTTTAAAAACTTGGATCAAAATGACGTTCGCGGTTGGGATTGGTCTTTCATTGCCGAGTTCTATCAAATGGGATGCGACTTTTTCAAAATAAAGTCATCTCGTTTCAAGAACCCCCTCGTCTGGCAACGCATTTTCAAAAATTACTTTCACATTATGATGAACAAGATTTTCTCCGACTCTCGGGGTAATTGTTATTACATTAATTCTGAAGGTATCATGGTCAGTGGTTCATTCATCACCGGGTTTCTAAACTCGCTGGTGAGAGCCTTTGTCTCTTATTACGCCAAGCATCAAGCTGGCGGTAATTTGGCGGACTCTTTTGTCTGTACCATGGGTGATGATGCGGTCGAAGACCAACATAAGCGCGACTACGCTGCGCTTGGTCTGACTGTTACAGAAGCGATTACTGTTAAAGATTATCCCATTAGTTTTTGCAGTCATTCGTACGAGAAAGACGGATCAGTGGTGCTAGAAAGTTGGCCCAAAGCTTTCTACCATCTTTTGTCCAAGCTTCCTTCCAAAGAGTTGCTTGCAGCCTTCACTTTCGAGTTAGGAAAACACCCA